TTTCTCTTTTACCAACTTGCGGATCTCAAACTCTAAAGAAGTCTTGATCTGAGAAATGTCAGTATAGTGGTGTAAGTATTTATTATGTTGGAAAGGGATGTCTAAAGCGAGTTGTCCTAAATCTGTGGTATACTGTTTGTTCTTAAACTGAAAGTCAATTGCGCTGTCTTCTGCCCATTCTTCTCTCAATTTATCAAATTTATTACGAAGAGTTTCAAAATTCATAGGGGTCTCATGTCTTTATCACAGATGAAAAATTGCTGATGCTTAAATACAACCTCAGCAGTAATATATTCTACATCACTAATTGTAGCATCAAATTGAAGGTTAGTGAGTGATGTTGGAAATACATTTTTAAAATCAATAACGAATGCTGGATTGTATTGTGAAGTTACAATATGCAGTTGAGCGTTTGTGTAGATATCTTCTTCAGTAGTTCTACGTTGCATCTCATCAGCATTTCCGTTATCTCTGATCCACTTGTAAATGCTGTTATAATTATTCAGATCTTCATCTACGATAAAACGCACGACAAGATCCCCGAAACTAACACCACCTCCAGGAATGATAGGCAAGTTTCTAAATTGACTTGCTATCTCTGTAACTGGCATGTTAATGTCGGGGACATTTGTTGATTGGCAAAAGAAATCTACTCCTTCAAACTTTTCTAGTTTTAGGAGATAACCAATTGGATTTAGAAAGTTTCTATTTTTTGGTTGCTCTTTATACCACTCAGCGGTCATGTCAACTTCCCAAGCTACATGTTATTTATCCTCGTTGTACCAGAAGTCTTCCCAGTCCTCCACTGATGCTTCTTCCCACTCTGGTTCATATAATGGGCATGGTTCTTCCATAAGAGTTTCGTTTTTCACTTTGGAAATTTCAGAATAAAGATAACTCAAATCCATTTGTCTTCCTCCTCGTCTTCATCCCAGATGATATATGGTCCATGTTGCATTCTTTCAAGCTCTTTAGTCTTAGCAGCAAACTCTGCAGTCTCACCGATCCATAGTGCTAACTTCATCACCAGAAATATAATTGCTAATGGAGAGAGGCATAGTATTAGAATTAGTGAAGACTGGTTCATGAAGAATACTCGTTGATGTAATCCAAAAATTTATTGATGGCAGCGTGTGCTCCATTTCTCCATTCCTTACTTCTCTCATGAGAATTATGGTAGAGCTCATTCTTCATTTTATAGACTTTATCTAAAATGTCAACCTTAGTCAATCTACCGCGTGGCATAACTTTACAAGATACTATATCTATTTACAAAAAAAAGGGGGATCCCGAAGGATCCCCTGTGTTGATATGTGAATACGGATCACATAAGATTTTTGACCAATACACGTCTGTAGTACTGGTTGGCGCTAGCGGTGAGGGTTTCGCCGTCAGGAACACCTGCAGATGCCTCAACGAATGGGTTCGAAACCATGCCGTAACGGGTCTTGAATCCAATCTTTGGCTGGAAGGTGTTAGGATCGATCGAACGTAGCATCTGGAGAGGAACGTATGGGCAATAGAACAGACCTGCATCGTAAGGTGAGGTGCCCTTGTAACCAACAACGTAGAACTGGTTGCTGGAAACGTTTGCCGAATAAGGATCAACGTAAACCTTGATTCTGCCGTTCATGGTGCCTACAAGTAGGTTACCAGTGTCATCAACTTCACCGATGGAAGGACCACCAGCGCCGCTTAGACCTGAGGAGTAGTCAAGGGTTCCAGACATAGCGAGAGCAGATGCAACATCAGCAGAAGTGATGATGAAGTTGCCCTTACCACGACGGGTTTGTTGTGCGATTGCGTTAGCATCACGCTCAACTTGGAACATAAGTCCCTTGAACTTCTCAACCGACCAACGACCATTTGAATCAACGTCAAGGTCAAAGATACCAGCGTTAGCAACGTTGTTCTGAGCACCAGGCTTAGCGATGGTGTAAACAGTACGAACGACTTCGCGGTTGATTTCAGCAAGGATCTCGCTTGAAAGTAGGTTAGCAAGCTCCTGCTCAGCATCAAGACCATGAATTGCCTTGAGGTCTTGTGCTAGTTCTAGAGTGTACTCAGCCTTGAGTGCTCTGGTACGTGCTTGTACCGAAGTTCTCTCGATGCTGAATGACATCTCGTTGAATAGAGTGCCAGCTGCGCCTAGAGTTTCAGCAGTCTGTCTTACAATACCTCTTTCGCCACGCTCATAGGTGCCACCATCGTTGAGGAGACCTGGGTTAGCGTCTGGGTTGGAAGGATTGACAGTACCACGAGGGTGAGTGTCATCGCCACCAGCAGCGTTAGTCTGGTTGTAGTCAGGAATGCCACCAGTTGCAGTAGCAGGCGAAACAGCAGAGAAGCTGCTGTCAGGCTCGTTGTAAAGTGCTTCTGGACCACCACGGAGAGCAGAACCCTCTTCTTGGTAGTGTGACTTCATAGCGAAGATTAGTCCAGTAGGACCGCTCATGGGTTGAACACCGCAGATATCATATGCTACGAGGTTAGGCATAGCACGGCGGATTAGGGAGATCATAACAGGATCGAAACCTGCAAGACCACCAGTTTGAGTACCTAGTGCAGCGCCTGATAGACCTGCAGCGTCGATAGCACCAACGTTGTTGGATGCTTCGTTGATCATACCACGCTCTTCGCGTAGTGCCTTTTCTGTGTTTTCTAACAGAACAGCGGTAACAGCCTTTCTATAATTGTCTTTGATGGCACCAGCGCCTTCGTGACCTAGAACAGGGTTCCACTTTTCTGTTAGAGCTTTTGCGTTAAACATTTGTTTGCTCCGTTGAAAATTGGGGGTTTATAATCAGGACCAGCGGTTGAGTGCTTGGAGGTATTGTGCCATTGCTGGAGTTACCTCTGCATTCTCACCCTCTACTGGGGTTTCATCAACAGCTTCTGATGGAGTAGCGATTGACTCTTTGAAGTAAGACTCCTTGATGGTTTTCACCTTCGAGGCGAATGACTCTTCTGAGACAAACTCTAGACCTTCAGCAAGTGCTGCGAGTTTTTCTTTCTGAGTATCAGCAAGTCCTTCTGAAACTGTGTTCAGAATGTTTAGTTTAGCTGACTCATTAAGACGATTTTGTAGCTTCACATTCGCCTTAACCTGTTCGTCGAGGCGCTCTTCCATTTCACGAATCTGATCAGCCATACCTTCAACCACATCAACCTTGTCGTCGGGGATTGAGATATAGTGCTCTTCAAAGAGACCCTTTAAACCTGCGATGAAGTCTTCTGTGATCTCATTTCTAATTCCACGATCAATGGCAACTTGATTTTGCTCCATCCATTGACCAATGGCGTAGTTTACAGTTCCGTTAACTTCCTCAGAGAGATCTGTCTTAGCAGATTCTACTTGCTTCTCTAGTTCGTTACCGAAATGCTCTACAAGCTTGTTATACTCTTCAGAGAGTTTTGCTTTTACAGCAGCTTCGAAGATTGTCTTTGCTTTTGTGGCAAACTCTTCTGAAAGTTCAGTGCCCTCTAAGAGAGCAGCAACGTCGTCAGACATATCAATTTCAAAACCTGCTTTGATTGGATATGTAACTGCGCCGCCCATTTTGGTAATGCCGTATGCTGCATCAACACCAACGGTTACCTGCTTGCCCATATCACCAGCATCTTTCTTAGCTGCTAGTTGAGGATCACCCGAAATTTGCGAGATAGGTGCTGCCGCTTTAGCGCCAGGATTTTCTTCGCCGTCCTCATCATTTGAGTGAAGAGGAGCAGAGGTCGAACCTCCAAGATCAGTAGGTGAAGACTGACCAGGAGCAACCGAAGGTTGAACGGTAGGAGCAGGATCCTTGCCGCCAGCCTTTGCAGTCTGAACGTCAGAAACCTGAGAAGGGTCGCTTCCAGCACCAGGGATTACATTCGCGGAAACTGTTGGCATAGGATCGCCAGCTTCCAGAATCACCTTTTGCTCGGTAACGAACTCTTCAAACTTTTCGTTTAGCATATCTGACATTTGAGTTTACCTCGTAAATTTCCGTATAATTATTCTAAGTTTATTTATGAAATCATAACTTTCTGAGAAAATCCTCAAATACTTTGAGGGTTCTCTGTTCCATGTTGTGGCGCGTAGCCTCGTCCATGTATCTGCGGTATTTATCAACTTTTGCTTCTTTGAGAATTCCATTATCCCAGACCCACTCTTTACCTTCCATGATCCCATTAACAAATGCATCAGGTGCTGAAGGATCTGCTACAATATCAGCAGCAGTAGTTAGGAAGAAATCATCACGGACAATTGAAGCATCTTCGCGCTTATCAATGCTTCCCATACCACGAGAGGAAACACCAAGTTGAACACCTTCGCCAAGTAGAGACTTAGCGATGTTACCCATAGGAGTATCTAGAATTTGTGCCTTACCGATGAAGTTATGTCCTTCGGATTGAAGACTTATAATTCTGTGGGATACTCTATCAAGATTGATAGTAGGACCATCGGGGTGACCAAGTTCGCCAAGAGCGCGTTTTGGTTTTACATATTCTTCTGTATATCTCTCTACCTCGCGGGAGAGAACTTCAAAAGGATATACACGACCATTGCGGTTCTTTAGTTCTGATTGAAGAAAAACTCCTTCAATATAAAGAAGCTTCTTTCCGTCTTTCTCTTCTGTGAGGATCTTTACGTCTTCAATCTGTTCCGTTATCAGTTTCATTAGTCTCTGTCTCTGTGGGTTCGTCAAAGAATGTTTTTGCTACAACTTGCTTATATGTTGCCATAGCATCAGATGCTTTGGAAAAAAGCAAGTCTTGAATAGCATCAATAGCAGATGCTCTATCGCTGTTGTTAATCTTATTGACAATATCAACAACACCTTGTTCAGTATTTTGTTCTGACATAATAATAATTGAATATATTTTATTTATTAGATGCGGAAGGTTTAGGCATTTGCTTTGCCTTTTTAACTTCCCTATCTACATTATCATCAGCAGCTTGTGCTTCTCTTTCCGCAGAATCTTGTGCCTGAATCTCTCCAATTTCTGGTTGGAATGCGGTGTTTTGTTGAGACATAGTATCCATCATATTTACTTGTGCTGGATCAATAGCAAGTCCTGCGTCAATTTCTGTTCGCATTTGCTTGTCAATTTCCTTATACTCTTTATCTTTCTGACCAAGAATATGACGACGGACATACTCAATAGAGAAATACTTTCCAACAAAAGGATCCATTTGAGTGACAGACATCATGCGCTGATTCATCATTTCAATTTCTTTTAGTTCGTTGAAATGATTGTCAAACAGATAGTCATACTGGATATGCTCCTTCATATCATCCCAGTCTTCTGGTGAGATGATACCTTTGAGGATCAGTTGTGTCTTGAGAACATCATGGAATAGTTCGCTGAAACGCTTGCGGAGACGACCGATGAACTTAGTAAACTTGAGTTCATCCCTGAGAACCTCTGTGGTCTTACCAAGATTAAACCCTTTGTTG